CGATATCGCCCTTATCGCCTTTGAGTCCTTGAAGACCTTGTAATCCCTGTTCTCCAGTCTCGCCCTTTTCGCCTCTATCACCGTCTTTGCCATCAATGCCGTCACGTCCGGATTCTCCGTCAGCACCGGCAATTCCTTGATCACCAGTATCTCCTCGATCTCCTTTGACACCTTTATCTCCTTTCGGACCCTGCTTTCCGTCTAGACCCGCAGGACCACGTATAGTTTGGACCTCTTCAAGAACTTCAAAGACTTTGTTCTCTAATTTTTCAATTTCTTTTTGCGTATGTATAACCGAAAACGCAGTAGAAATAGTATCAATTTTGCTCATTGATCTTTGCCATATACCTAGTCAGTTCTTCTGTCAGTTCATCTTCGTGAGTAGGTATATAATGTTCTTTCTTTTCAGGTTTTTTCTTATCTACTTCTCCACCGTTAACATTGATATTAATTGGTGAAGATTGCGGAGATACTGGTGTTTCTGGCGCAGCAGGAGGTTCGTTACTAGGAATTTCTTCAGTATCAATAGCACCTTCGTTATCTTCTTTATCCATTTGTTTCTGGATGGCATCGATCTCGTCTTCATCTAATCTTAAAACATTTTTCCAGATCCATTCTTTCGAGATATACTCACCAGCAAACTGAGTTGCCTCGCTCATCAAACCGAGACGTTCTCTCATGATTTCAGATTCTTTCAATTCGACATAATGATTGTCTCTTACAAAATCAATATTGAAATCAGTTTTCCAATTATCCCAATCTTGTTCTGTGATAACGCCTTTCAGCATCAACTGTTTCTTTAAAATATTTAAGAACACATGAGAAAATTTTCGACGTAACCTATCGATAAATTTCTGAAATTTTATTTCGTCTCTGGTAATTTCATTAGATCTACCAAGAGAAAAATTGTTTTCTTGTTCCAATCTTTGAGCAGGAACATTTAATGAACGATACAATCTTTTTTGAAAATACAATATATCATCTATCTGACCAAGATTATCTCCACCAGGCAACGTTGAAATTTCTGTGCCTCGACCACCTTCACGGCGAGGTAACCAGAAATCTTCCAGCATAGACATGTGTTTGCGATCATCTTTAAGTTCACCAGTGTTCGCATCATACACTAACTTGTTACGGTACTTTGCCATGATGTCTTTCATGTATTGTTCAGATTTACCGCGTGGTAAATTACCCACGTCAATATAAAAAATTCGACGTTCAGGTGCACGAGCAAGACGATAGATAACCAGAGAATCTTCTAACATTCTTAACTGGTTTATAGGTTTTAATGCTTTATGTAAATGTGAAACTACTTTCTTTTTGGTTTCGTCTAATAGACCAGACGTAACACATGTGATAGAGTCAGTAGAAAACTTAACTGCCCCTGCTTGATTCTGTGCTCCCGGTTTCTCTTCGTAGATATAGAATTCTTCTACGGTATCAATAATTTTTACACCGGTTTTAGGATCTTTTTTATTCTTAATGTTTTTTACTTTACGAATTTTTGATGCATCAATATTTCGAATTTCTTTAATGCCCTGTTTAGGATTCTTTTCATCTATTAACAAATGATAAAATATTCTTCCATCAACATACCAAGACCTAAAAATATCATGTCCTAAATCAGAAAAGTTTAACATAGAAAGAATATTTTTAAACTCATCTGTCATGGTCTTTTTGATTTTAGTCGTTGCTTCAATCTCATCTAAATTTAATTGTACGTTCATCTCTAATTCAGATGAGGTAATACTTTCATTAACAATTTCATCAATTGCCATATCAACTTCTGCGTTCGTAGAAACCCCACGATATCGCATGATCAATTGATGTTGATCTTTTGCATTATCTCCATCAAGATTAACGTATTGTCCAAAGTAACCAGCAGAAGACGTTACATATCCTGCACCATCAGGATCCGTAGGTGGAACTACAGATTTTAGATCTGGTTTCACATCTTTTTTGTTTCTTTTGATTTCAAAACCAAAAGCTTTGAATAACGTATTGTCTGCCATGTAATCCTCGTTGGAAAAAATAAGGGGAGTCAATTAAGACTCCCTATATCTATAACACTATTAACTGGTTGTGTTTGATTCCCAGTATTGAACAGCAAATTCAACATCGAACTGTTCAATTGCAGTTGCCTGATCATAGTCCAAAGCAATCGAACTTACACTGACTGGGAAACATCCCCTGAAAGTATATTTTTTCAATACATCTTCGTTCCTATCTAGTTGTTCAACTATCAGGTCTGCTTGGTAATCTGCTGGATTAACCAACCCTGTATTAGCAGAGTGAGAGTTAATTCCATTCAACCATCTTTCCATTGCATCGCGAGAAACAAATCCCGTATCATTCATTATGGTAACAGTCCAATTTTCAAACGATCTGTCACCTGCCATTTTGAGAATACGTCCTCTAAATGGAACCTCAACGACACCCGTTGTCGAAGCGGGTAACTGAGCAGTTCTGCAAAGGAAAGATGTCAGTTCGACATCTCCCCCAGCATAAGTTGGAAAATTTAAGGTTACCTTAAATAAATTGGGTCGTGCACCGCCACCGGTTAATTTTGACTTAAAGTCATCGACTCCTAAAATTGCCATCTAGACTCTCCTTATACTACGCCAACGACTTCTTCAAACGCAACACCCGTTCTAACTGCCACAAAATTAAGTGTGATAAAGTTAATTGAACGTGCTGGTTTAATGAAGATGTTTGCTACGAAACGATTCGAATCAATGATTGCCGCAGTGTTGTTTGTTTCATCACACACAACTCTGAAATCAGTAATCCCCCTTCTTCCTTGGATCTCTCGCAAGAACGGTTCAACAATTCCGACAAACTCTGATCGAGTAAATTCATCGTTGAATTCAAACAAAACATTTTCAGATGCCTGTTTGATTGCTCTTTCAATAGTAAGGAAAAGTCTTCGAACATTAATACGATCAAACGCACTTGGACGAGACTCTTTTGTTTTATCTCCGTATAACAATATTCCTTGACCAGGAAGATTTACAATTGGGTTAACACCCACTTTGTAAAGTTGGTCCCTGTATTCGCGAGAAGCATTCCAACCAAGAGAAGTAACACCGAAGTATTGTCCTCGTCTTTGTCCAGCAGGAGAGAACCATGGTGCTGCTACTTGATCTGTAAGTGCTAACAGACCAGCAGTTGAACTTGACGCAGGAATAAAGGTATAAGCATCCTTATACTTATCATAAACTTTGAACCAGTTACTGTCAAGAATCAAGTAGTTAGATGCAGATACTGCATTAGAAAATTGTTCAATAGCATTTGCAATGTTAGTAACGCTAGATTGATTAAGTACTGCATCTCTTGGAGGAGAAGACAATACTACACAATCTTTTCTTTTTGCTGCAGCAATCGAAACAAGGTTAGCAACAACTGTTACTTGTTCTAGTTCACTGCTCATTCCGCGAGCAATCAAATAGTCTACTGTAATAGTTTCGGTATCTTCAAATTGTTCAAATCCAGTAATAACATCACCTTCATCAAGCGTGTTACTATCTGTTCCACCAGTCAAAGAATAATTTTGAACACCTGATGTTGCCGCAGTAAATGATGCAGATGCATCACCTAACTCACTAATATTAGCAATGTCTGCTGCCCATACAAAATTAGACCTAGCATTCAATACATCAAGGATATAGTTAGACGTTCCGTCTGAGGTTTTAGCATCTCCTGCTAAAGAAACATAGGCAAATGTTTCAAGGACTGTTCCGGGAGTTCCGGAAAAAACACCATCTTCATCAACTATCGCAATGTGTGCTTCATCGTTTGCGCTTGCATCACCAGATGCGTTTGCTACGTAAGCAGAAGTTCCGGGCGCACTTTCGAATTCCTCTTTGTAGGTCCAACCAGTAAAACCAGAACCTAACGTTGGGCAGACTGAAATCTGTAAACTGTTTCCTGCCGTCCCTGCATACTTAGCAATTAATTGCTCGTCTGCAAGACCAGACCTTAAATAGTCCCAATCTGCTGAATTCTTAACCAAACTACCGTCTGATACTACAACAGCAGTCAGAGTTGCATTACCGGAAGGTGATTGAGTGACAGTAGGTGTTCCTGAATAACCAGTACCAGTATCTGTCATCTTTACAGATTTAATACCGACTGTAACATCAACAGTTAAATTACCGTCTCCTGCTACACTTTGGTTAACGGTTGGTACTTCGTCAAGAGATGCAAGAGTTCCGGAAAAACTTCCGCCTGATTGCAAAGAAAGTCCAGTAACCGCACCATTCAAATCGATGCTAGTTACTTTTGCTGATGCGTTTGTCCCATTTCCTATATCAATTTGGAAAGTTTCCCCAGCAATATAACCTGATCCATCTGCATCTCCAATAGAAATTGATTTAATTTCCATTGTTGCCGTTGCTGCTGCGCCACTACCACTACCACCAGTGAAACCAATAGTTGGAGTGTCAGTGTAGTTGTTGTTTGTGCCACTTACTGTTACACTAGTTACGGATTGAGTTCCTACAAGAGCAGCATTTTTTGCGCCCTCATGAGTTCTCACAACATAAAGAGTAGAAGCATACTTAAGGAAGTATGAAGCAGTTAAAAAATCTAATGATGATTTAGTTGACAATACGGGAGAACCGAATTGTTCTGCCAATCTAGCTTCGTTCGAAACTAAAACTGGTTGGTCAATTGGTCCCCAATTAAAGTCTCCTACATAAGCGCCAGTAGAAGTATCGACTGCTGGTACAACACCAGATAAATCAATTTCTTTGACTGTAATGTTTGGAGACGCGAATTGATTAGCCATAATCGTGTCCTTTTTTTCGTTTACCTATGATAAGAAAACATAATACGTAATATATCTCAATGTTTTTATTTATAATAATTGAGATTTACCAATATTCAAGATTGTCGGGTTCTTTAACTATTTGCCACCGTCTTCTTTCATGGTCTTCTAACGTTTCCATTTCCTCGATACTGCCATTACCGTCATCGATAAAACCAAAAGGAACTACATCTGCTTCAATTTGATCCATTCTATCTTTATACATCAACTCCTTTAAATTAATATCTGTCATATTATAAAAATATTCAGTGTGTATAAAGAACCCCATCAAAACTAGATTCATCATAAGATCATCATGGTTACCCTCGCTTGCTTCATACGACTGTCCTTTAAGAACAAAAGTAGACATTTCCAAGATGGTTTGTTCGTCAACAATTTCTAATTTGTTAGACTCCATTAAATCTTTAATGCCAGAACAACCAAGACGTTTTGATCTTCGGTTCATTTCAACGCCGATATGTGATGATTTAATTGTAGATGAAACGTGAACATTTTCGTATTCGATATCGTAATATAGTCCGTTGCAGACTACCGCACCCTGATCATTTGCTTCAATTACTACATAAGCATTGTTGTAAACGGTTGCGTACTTATATATAATATTAGGGAAGAGTATTGGAGAGATAGTGTTGTTCCGATACACTGCCACTTGTTTAAATGGGCGGGTCGTTATATCAATAATAGTGAACGTAGAATAGTCCTGACCTCTTCCTTTCGAGACATCAACGGTCATGATGTACTCGTGACTCGGCCGAGTTTCTTCGTAAACTAAAAATAGACCACCCTCCCGAACATGTAGGGGCGCTTTTGATCGCAATGACAAGAGCGTCTCTGCATTTATTAAAGTGTCGCCTGTTCCAAAGAAAGTGTTGCCAAATTCTTGGTCGAACTGTAATTGGGAAGTGTTTGCTATTGTCTGTTGTTTCCACTCTTCGTCTCTACCGGGAACGTCCCACCAATCAACACGAAACGATTTGAACTCATTTACACTTTGTTCCGCACCTTCCCAAATTTTATGGAAGATATTCCCGATGCCGTTTGCCGTAGACGTGATGATAACTTTCGTGTCCACACCGGAAGAGATAACCGGATAGGTTGAAGTGTAGAACTCACCTGCTCGCTCAACAAAAGCAAACTCATCGAGATAGAGCAGATTAACAGACATACCCCGAATAGAAGAACCGCTGGTAGAAGCAGCAACAATCCTAGAATTATTAGAGAATTCAATAGACCCTTTATTGAGAGTCTTACAACCAGGTTGCAAGAAGAAAGGAAGGTTCTCCAACATGAGAGTAACACGTCCAAGCATTTCTCGTGAAGTCGACCCTTTGTTTGCGAGGACTGCGATTGTTTTTTCTGGGTGAAAGATTGCGTACCAGAGGAGGTAGGCAACAGATGAAATAGACTTGCCGCTTTGTCTGCAAGCAAGTATAATACTAAAACGGTTGTTATTAAAATGCTCGAACATTTTTTCTTGATAGGGATAGAGATTGAAGGGTACCAATCCCTCATCAAGAGAAATAATCTTAACGTATGTTTCCGCAAAGTATCCGGGACTTGCCATACATTTCGCATATTCATGTACCTCATCTTGTGTCCACTCTTGGACTACACCATCTTTTTTTACAAGAGAATTATATTGATAAGTATCAGTCTGCATTCGGGTCTGTTGTAACATCAATCACCTTTTCAACCTTATTCTGTAATAATCTCTGTAAGTCAGTCGTGCTTCCTAAAAACACATTGTTGTTCGTAATTTGTTTTGCTTCGTGTTTGTCGGGTGCTTTAATTTCTTTTTGTTTCTTATTCAGATCCATCAGTCTATCGTTGACATCGGATATGTTTTTAACCATACCTGATAACACTTCAAACGCACGAGGGTGTTCTGATTCACGAGCAACCTCGATCATAAGATCAAGAGACTCTTTACCCTTCTCTATAAGTTCATAGTATGTAGCGCGAGAGTAATCGTAATCGTAATCGACTTTTTCTTCTGGCGTATCTTTATCATGATGTTTCATTAGTTTACTATCACCTATTAAAAGTTCTTGGCAGCAACGAAGAAGTCATGACCGGAAGTCAAAACTGTTGTTCCTGTTCCTAATACACCAGAATATTCTTTAATTATAAATTCAATATATCCGGTTTGGGATGTCGTTTTATTACCGCCAGGAACTACACCTTGTACTGAGGAGGCAGTAGAAATTTTAATATCGTCATTCATCTGGAACCAAGCAGGGGTTGCATCGTCTTGTTCCCATTGAACATTAGTTACACCTGCTTCATTACCATTGAGCAAAGTTGATCCCTTGTATAAGAATACTGTATCATAAGAACCGAAATTTCCTTGTCCATCACCGGATCGTGTTGTACTGGTCAATCTTGTTATCTTAGAACTGGTAAGATAACAGTTCACCTGTATTTGATAATTGTCTCCAAAGTTAGTCCCTTGTTGATCACTCCAATTAGTATTTGCTCCACTCGTATCTATTGCAGGAGTTTCAACATTCGTACTCTCGGTGCCCGAAGGTATTGCTGCCTTCACAATAGTAGCATCGCCATTTCTAAACAAGTTAATATCTTGAAAAACAGTACCACCACCACTCATATTATCATGACCAAAATTGATAGTAGTAGGATCAAACGAGATACTGGCAGTTGCTGCTGGATCATCTGTCACAGTAATCGTTCCGGTGGTTGCTACTTCTGTTCCGCTAGTCACAGCATCAAACAATTTACCGGTAAATGTTTCGTTATCATCCACACCGTCTGCGCCTCCTGCTCCCGCAAGTGTCACATCAACAGTGGCAGGAGAGAATGATGTTCCATTCCATGTAACAGTAGTTCTTGCAGTCGCACCATTACCAGGAGGATCAGCAGTAAAGTCAGCATTAGACGTGGTGCCATGAGTGATATTGAAGTAATATGTTTGCGGGGCAGACCCTGCTGCTTCACCGAATGTAAAGGTAACTGTATCACCTTCGGTGGGTGACGTAGTATTGGGCGTAACAGTCGGAGCATTTGCAGGAATAACTGTGCCATCTATTACATTAAAAGAATGAGTTTGTTTTCCGATATAACTAGCATTGGTTGCTACTTCTAAAACATATCCCCTTGTTCCGCTGGTAGCATTTTCTTCCACTTCTAATTCTATACTAGAATTTCTAGTACCGTCCGTGGTTTCAGTTCCGCTGTCTCTGCTCGGAAAATCTACTGCTATATTTCCGCCGGTGCCATTAACAATTCTCCAATACAGCGTAGATGCATTGGGCATATTTGAATGAAGCACACTAAATTGATATGTTGGATTAGCCATAGTATCTTATCTATTACTGTTCATAAGTTGCTGTCATAGTGACAGTTATGGCATCTAAAAGATCTA